ATAATTATAAATGATTAACTCGTCGTTGCTGCCGTCTGCGCTGTCCACAGACGGGAAAGCCCAAATGACGATCTGTTGAAGCGGGTCGACCGCCGCCCGCATGTTCGCGCGGTTCGCGGTTTTCAGTCGTTTGAAAAAATAGTTGTTAATTTTCTCGGCACCAATCGGCACCAACTCGCTGCCGCGAAGCATGTAGAAACCGTCGTCGCTTAGGAAAAAAACTTGCTCTGGTCCGATGCTGGTGACGCTGCCAGGAACAGCGCAGCCACGCGACGTGTGGATTTTATCGAATTGGTAGATCAACGGAGCGCCGACAAATTGACCGCGAACAATGCCACGCTCAAAAAGCGCAATCGCATATTCGCCGCCGACCAACCCGGTGCAATCGCCCAGGTCGGCAACGTCCTGATAGTCCGACAGCGCTGTTCCGCTCGTCCAGCTTGTTGCGCTGTTGATGCCGGACCACCAAAGGCGATACGGCTTCGTGCCATCGCTGCCGTCGTTGGTGAATCCGGTCATCACCTGATCGCGGACGACAGCGATAAATTTTGCCTTCGGCGGTGTGCCACTTAAATCGGCAAACGCGCTACCCGACCCAACCGTTGACGCTTGAATATTGTCATTAAAATTCGTCGCCAGCAGCGTCTCGCCGAATTGCACAAAATTCCAGACATTATCGCCTGCGGTGTTGTAGCCTCCGGCCTTGCTTTTGTCTGTCAGCACGGAATCGGCAGCGTTGAACTTATACAATTTTGCGCTGTCGCCGACATACAGCGCGGCGTTGCCGTCGTCGTCCTTACCGGCAAACATTCCGAGAATATCATTCGTCGCGGCAGCGCTGACCGGCGCGATGTCTTTTAGGCAGCGATACCCCTTCACCGCCGGAATAACATTTTTCGCCTCGGCTGCGCCTGCGTTTTCAAACGCCGGTTGATCGGGCGTCCATTCAGCAAAATTTATCACGCTGCTATTCTCCACGTTTCGCCGTCAGCATTTACAGTCGACCAAGTCTCGCCACCGGCGGCGACCTCGGACCATGTTTCGCCGCCTGCCGCAATTTCGGACCATGTTTCACTACCGGCGGAAACTTCGCTCCATGTTTCGCTGCCTGCGACAACTTCACCCCAAGTCTCGCCGAGCTTTTCACCTGTTGCGGTCGCCGTAACGCTGACCGATGCTGACGCCGTCATCTCGCGCGTCATCACAAAGCTGGCGGCGGCGGTCATTGATATCGCCGCCGAAGCTGCGCCGTCGTAGACCATCACCATGCCCGGCGTGTTCGCCGTGATGGCAATCGCTGCCGTCGCTGTCGCTGTTTGTACGCGCGTAGCCGTGCCGGTCGCGGTGACAGCAATTGCCGCCGTGCCGCTCGCCGCTTGGACACGCTGCGCGCTTGCAGTAGCGGCAATCGATACCGCTGCGGTGCCGGACACTCCCGCGATTGCGTTGGCAGTGCCTGACGCTGTCAGGACAATTTGCGCCGGACTGCCGAAACTTGTCAGACTATCCAGCGACGTTGATATCGCGTCGAGGGACGATGAAAAAGCGTCTAGCTGTTCAAGCGTTGGCGCGTTGCGATAATTTGCAACCTCGCGGATGGCGCGCGTGTTCCAGTCCGAACTGTCGAGCGAAATGTCGAGGGCGTCGAGCGTACCCCAGGCATCTAGCTGTTCAAGATTTGGACCGACGACTTCTGGCATCTTAGGCCGCCGTCGCCGTCAAGTCGCCGCTGTTGATGCGTAGCACGTCGCCGCTGGTAATTGTTTTCGGCGTTGCAAAGGCACCGTGAATTAAAAGGTTGCCACTCGATGCCGCGTCATAAATTCCCCAGTGCGAAACCGCGCCCCAACTTCCCGTAGCTGTCGGAAATGTCACCGTCGCATTTGTCGCAGCGCTGCCGCTTGAAGCTGCGGCGAACGTGATTGCTTGACGAACGTATCCGCTGCCGCTCAATTCTGTGCCGCTGTTGTCATCGCCAAAGCTGCCAGTCGACAGACCGATACGAACGGTCGACGGCATAGTGTAGCTGCCGGTGCCCAAAACGTGATCTAGCACTTCCAGTTCGAGGAAATTGCTCATTGCGCTCATGTTAATTCTCCGTAATCAGTCGTTAACGACAACGCGCCACCGGCGAAGCGAGCGCGGTCTTCGTCGTCTTGGATGTCTTTTAATCCTTGCAGGAAAAGAGCGTCATGCTGCGCGCGGCGCTGCGGGTCCATCAAAAAACCGAACGCTTCGGCTAACGCGCCGTGCAAATAAATGTCTGGGTGGCGGGTCAGAATATTGTTGGTCGCAACGCTGTCGCTTAACGGTTCAATGCTCGCCACGTAAGCGATTTCCGCCGTGTAAGCTGCATCGGGAATTGGGCGGAAATAAATCTCGGTGCCGATGACGCTGTAGTTTTGCGGCTTCCCTTGCCCGGTCGAAGAGTGCGTCCGGTCAATGACGAGCGGCGTCATAAAAGACAGATTTGTAATCGGCGGGGTATTCAGTCGGACGTGACGAATGCGGCGCACATCATTGGGCAGCGACACGTATTCGTCGCCCGCCGTCAGCGTTGACGTGATGCGCGTTTCCTGGCTACGCGTTTCAATTTCGCGATTCATGCGCGCTTCGGCTAAAGCGATAAATTCTGGCGCGCGACCCGCCAAGTCAGTCCGCGCAAGCCAATTATCGACTGCCGTTTTCAACTCTGTGAAAGTCGAAATTGCCATTATATTTTTCCACCGGTCGTTCTAAAAAAACGGTTTTCGGGGTCGTTCAGCCAGCGCTTCCACGCGTCTAAATTATGTTTCGGTTCACCTAATTTTTTAACCATGTCGTAATAAATCGTAGACGGTATGTCGGCGACCTTGTGGTGATGGTGACTGCCCGTTTGGTAATCTCCAGGCTTCCACTCATTTGAGGCGCGCTTATTCGCTTCGAGGATTGGGTCGACATTTTGTCGCGTTACGACATGCATATCGTCACCACTGGTTTCAAACGTCGTTACTTTGCCAGGGGCGGCGCTTATGAATTTTTTCATTGAGAAAAAAGGGGGAGCATTGCGCTCCCCCTCTCCGTTAGGTGGTTGACAAGTCGAACACTGCACCGTGGGCCTTTGGAGCCGAAACGATCAGAGTCCATTCCGAAATTATCGAGAATCGCGTTGCATCGCCGACAATTCCAGCATCGTGCGAAGCGAACAAACGCCCCGGCAAATGACCAATGCTGTAGTGATCGGTGTCAAGCAACATGATTTCCGTGTTAGCGGCCTGACGGTCGATAACAACGTTCAAAGTTCCAAAATCAGTTAAATACATCGAAACCGACCCCACTATCACGGCGTCGGTCGGAGCATTCGCCGTCATGTGGAGTTGATTAGTCACCGCGCTGCCCGAAGACAAATCGGAGAAAGCGACCTTATTCGCTGGCGAAACCACCATCATATCTGGCGATCCACCGTCTGAATAAGCTGCCTTCATCGCGGCATCAATTTTAGCCAACGTCAACGCGGCGTTGGTGCCAGCCATGTCGCTGACATCTGCACCGGTTCCCGCAGGCGTTGTTGACGCGGAAATAAGCGACACGTTCGTCATATAGCTCAGCAGCTTGCCCGCCTTGCGAGGGTCGCTGGCCGACTGGGCTTCGTTTTTAAACAAAGCCTTGTCGATATCGCGTCTTTGCTCCAGTCCTTTCAATAATTGAACGTAAGCCGTTTCCTTGTCTCGGCCTGCCTTATCGACCGAATCTAAGGTGCCGCTTACCTGTGCTGCTTGCACAGATATTTGGTGGTAATTCCCTAATCTCGTGGTCGCGGTCGGGTTCACATAACTGAAGTCAGCGCCTTCGTTGACATAGTTAGTGTCTACCGCTGCCGCCAATTCTTGAACCTGCCATTCGTGATAAACGGCTTTCGTTACCTGTTTTTTCGCATTGGAAAAAACCGGGGTTTCTGCTGGGTCGATTCTTTCAATAATGTTTGAAAGGTCTTCCCTTTCGCCAACCGCCGCAGCGGTGTTCCAAGTAGCCATTATGGCCTCCTATTTTTCGAGTAAAAATTGAACCGCCGCGTCGACACTTTTGCGGCCTGTCAATTTGCTGATGTTTGAAAGCTGCTGTCGCTTCCGCTTAGATGAGATTTCCCGCTTGCTAGTCGGCTGACCTGCCTTTGCCATTTTCGGAGCAGACTTGGTCTTTTTTGTCGCCGCCGGTTTTTGCTTCATAAGTTCGTCGTATAAAAACGCCTTTCTCAAAGCATTCACCGCGCGATGATCGCTGACCTGACTCAACTCTTGTTCGCTAAATCCAAGATGCCGTTGAGCATAAGTGTAGACCGCATTTTTTTGTTTGGTCGCCACCTCGGCGTCACGCCATTCGGGAATAACGTCTAAGAGTTTTCCAGTTTCCTGCGTCAAGCGCTCTTGCGCTTGGACTTGGAGTTGCTGGTATTGTTCTGAATGGACCCGTTGCTGTTCGCTCTGCACTTGCGCCAGTGCATCGCGTCTGTCGCGCATCGCTTCGCGCTGTTTGACGAATTCGATTGGGTCTTCAGATTCGAGCACGTTCCAATATTCCTGGGTCGGCTCGCTTTGGCTTAAGGCTGTCTCCAATTGTGCAAGCTGGTTGGCGTAGCCCTCTCGCTGCGCCTGTAGCGCTTCCAGTTCTGCCTCGGCCTGCTTTCGGCCCTCGGCGACTTGCTGGGTTTTGCGCGTGTAATCGCCTTGGCGCATGTATCCGAGCCGAAGCTCTTCAAGCGTCAAATCGACTTCGTCGTCGCCAACGCGGACCCGGTAAACATCTTCTTCCGGTTGTTCTGCAACAGCGTCGACAGCTTCAACCTCTTCGTCGTCTTCCTCGGTGTCATCGCCTTCGACGATGTCCTCGGCGTCCAACTCTTCGGCTTCAGCTTCAACCTCAACCTCGTCGGTCTCGGCAACAACTTCCTGCGGATCAGCCGTGTCCTCGACGGGGGCATTCTCGGCAAGAAGGCTTTCCACCGCACCCGCGATGGATAAGTTTGAAGTCCCTGACTGGGGTGCTTCACTCATAATAATTCTCCAAATTTTTGATGTGACTGACGCGCCAGCGCCTTAGTCAAAGGAAAGACTTTTTCCTTAATTCTTTAATCTGTCGCTCTGCCATCTTCCCG